TCGTTTTTAATTTCAAATTTAATCATGTGATTATCTCCTTTAATTGAATTATTTTTGTATACAAAAATAGGCGACCGAAGTCGCCTTGTTTATTTATTCTGCTGATACATCTGCATCATTTTCATTTGCTTCTACTTCTACATTATCAGGTTCTTCTGGTGCAGATTCTTCTTCAGTTTCAACAGTGACAGCACATGTTGCTTTTTTATTACCATCCTCAGTAGTAACTTCAATGTTAGATGTACCGTCTGCAATCGCTGTAATTGTACCGTCTTCATTTACTGTAGCTACATCTCTATTTGATGATGCATAAGCTACACCTTTATTAGTCGCAGTGGATGGCGCAACCATTGGTTGAATAGTTTCTGTATCTCCGACATTTAGCGTTAAACTTTCTTTATCAAGGGAAACCCCTGTGACTTTAATTGGATTCGTTTTAAATCCTGGTACATCTGTTTTGTCAGATTCGCCGTTATCGTTACTAAAAGCAGCTTGATACGTGCCTACTTCATATTCTGTGTCTGCGTCCAGACCATCAATCGTAACATTAGCTTTACCATCTTCACCACGTTCAGCACTTGCAACTACTTCATCATTTTTATAAATCTTTAAAATGTCTGCCATTTAAAAGCCTCCTAGTAATTTAATTTAAAAAGCCCCTATTCTGCAAAAATAACAGCCGACTTACTTTTAGCTGTTATCGCTACATTTTGGGGTGCCTTAGGGTGTTTCTACTCCTTCGTTATCGTTTGAATTGTCATTGTCTGGCATTTCGACTTCTCCAACATTTTCGTAACCAGGTAATACACTTTGGAACAATTCATCTGAGCCTTCTTTACCAACATGATAACCATAAGTACGTGATTCGCCATTAATAGTACGTGCGATCCAATCACCTGTCAGCTGTTGTGGTTCTGGTTCTTCTGCTTCTTTTGGCGTTGTCTTCCATTCAATAGATTCAAGACTCATTGTCCCTTTAGTTAACGCAAGATACACAGGTTCGCCTGATAATAAATCTTCTGATTCACCAATTAACGCAACATAAGGCGCACGTGTTTTTTCGCCAACCCATGAAGTACCGTTTTCATCTGAATCACGACCTAAAACGGCATCTAAATCTTTATCTGGTACATTAAACACATCAAGTTCTGATTGAACTTCGCCTGTTCCTTGTTTTTTAGACCATACGGTCTTATTTGAAGCGCGCATTTCAACTTTTTCAGGGGCTAATCCTGAAATGTTAAGGTTGACCGTACCCCCTTTTGCGTCTTTCCATGTCATTAACTGTTTAATTTTTTCATCTTCATCAAAAATACCTACATGTACTTTTTCAAATCCTACTACTGCCATAATCTTTTCCTCCTTGAATTAAAAAGAACGCATCTATTCGACACGTTCACCTTTGTAATATTTGTTTTTAGGTATGCCTCGATATCTTCGTGACATCACATACCTTTGTGTTGCTTTAAAATAGTCATCTAGTTGTGATGATGCTTGATTTAAATTTTCATTTGATAATAGATAACGAATCCGTTTCGTTATATCTATCGTTTGTTGATGATTATACGATTCCACATCGACTTGAAAACAATAAGTTTCCGATAGATATTTATCAGAAACATATGTGCTTGGACGATCTAATATCGGGGTTAAAACGACAAATGCGTCGCTCGTATCATCCACTTCTGTTACTTCGTAATAATAAATGCGGTTGTTTACTTCTGATGCGAGTATAGGGTCGTTAATAATGATATTCGTAATATATTTGAGTATATTCACTTTTTGTTCAACTCTCTTCGAATGATGCCACGGTATTTGGTTTGTGATGCATCTAATGTTTTGGCAATGACACCGTAACCTTGAGGTGTATACTTTTTACCATTACGTGTATAGCCATGTTCATTAAGATGAATGATATTTTTTCTTTCTTTAGGACCTTCCCAATGAATCATAACCCGTCTTTGACCAGCAACCGTTTCAGGATTCCCTCGTTTCATTTCTTGTATGGTCGCGCCTGTATCTTTAAAATCTTCAAATTGATATTTCAACTCTTGTTTTAAAAAATCAGATGCTTCAATTAATGCTTTATCATTCTTTACTTGCATTGCTTTTTGACCAAATTTTGCTTCCATCTTTTTCATTAACTCTTTTTCGCCTTTAAGCTTTACATCATATATACTATTGATTTTAGGTTTACTCATTTTCAGCCACCACCACCGTAATATAGCCTGCTTTTGGCTTATCAAATCGAATATCATATATGTTAAATAGTTGCGTTTCAAATCGATAATCTTCCACTTTGATTGTATGTTGATAATTTGGGATAAATTGTCGTTGAGCGTCTCTCATTATAAATGTAAAACCTTGGGTTTTACCGTTTGTCGTTAGAACTTGTCTGTCTTTAATGGAATTATCATATTTTTCAACTTTACAACTATAAACACCTTTTTCTTCTAAATCATCTGGGTAAGGGCCAGTTTTAACCATGTCATAAAAAGTTAAGTACGTATTAAAGTTTTTAAATTGCACTTAAATCACCAAACTTTCAACTTAAGAATAAATGATTGTAAGGTTCTGTCATTAAATCCTTTACTTTCACGTTCATACTCAACAAAGCCACGAGTCTCATAATCACGCGAAACAATATAATTAATCGCTTGGCAATATAAAGGATATGCCTCATCACTATGATCGTACTGAGGCACACCACTTAAACTTAATTCAGACTTAGCACTTAAAATCATATCTTCTAACGTATCATTTTCGATGTCATAATCTATGTTTAACCATCTTTTGATGCGTAATAATTCATGTTGATTCATCAAAACCACCCCTATTCAGCAGAAATAGAGACGGATTTCGCTCTCGTCTCTACTTCTACCTTTTGGGGCTTGTTAGGGTGTATTCGTGTCTTCAGAACCACCATCAACTTTAGCGATACGGAACGCACTGTCTAATGTACGTTGTTGATCATACCAAGCAGTTAAGACGAATAGATATTCACCTTTTTTAACATCTTTATCCGTATCAAACGTTGTATTGTCATAGTTAATACCGAAGTAATTAAAATCGCCCACGACTGGATTAACTGCGCTATCTGTAAATACAACAGGCTTACCAAACACTTTTTCAGCTGGTGTATCGAAGAAATTTGTTGTGCCATTTGATAAGATTTTGATAATTTTTACATAATCAATATATCTCATGTAGATTGTAGCGTTACTGCGATAGTCTTCATGCAAGTCAGCAATTGCATTAACAATAGCTTCATATATATCTTCACCTGCCACTTCTTTCACGCCTGTATTATAAAACGACATATGTTCAATACTGTTTTTAGGGCTTAGGGCAAAGGCATCTTTACGTTCTTTGTCAGCTAATCCTGAACGCAATGCATTTTCTACCCAATTAACTAAATCAATATCTGAACCATGAATAACGGTATCTGAAACAGCAGCAAAGACTTTAAATTTATGTGGGCTAAATTTCACTGTATCGCCTTTTAATGCCATTTCTTTAGCCGTTTCTTCATCTGTAATAAATTCATCATCATCTAACGTATATGAAATACGTGGAATTTCTAATCCTTTAATGTTAGTTAGACGTGCTTTTTCTCTCAATTGGTTACGTGCGAATGGTTCAGAAACCAATTCATTAGATAATGTTGTCGGTAAGAATTTATCTCCACCTGTATCATTACCTCTCGGTAAAGCGTGCAACATACGTTGTGCTTCTTGAGAAGGCTTTTCAAATTCGTTCGGTAGTAAAGCATGACGATAAAATTCTGCTTTTGCTTTAACTTTTTTATCATCTTCACTTAAAGCTTGATAAGCTGCATTCTTTTGATTATCTTTTTTGGCTTTCTCTGTTTCCTTTTGTTCTACTTCTTTAACTTGTGCCTCTACGATGTCATATCTTTGTTGTAATCCTGATTTTTCATCTTTCAACTGTTTTACATCATCCATATTCACATTTGGATCACTTGCCTTTTGGCTCAATTCGTTGTTTTTTTCTTTTAATTGTTGACCAATCATACCTAATGATTGTTTTAATTCGTATAATGTTGACATATATTTTTCCTCCTAGAAATTCATTATTGTTTGTAATGTAGTACATTCATTTATGATTTGTTGTCTTGTTTCTTTTTCAGCTTGTGACATAGATTCGTTAGGCTTAGTCATTTGATGATTGTTTTGAACATCTGAAACATCCGTATTTTTATCGATATCTTTCTCAATATTTTCAGGTACGTGTTTAAACATTTGATAACTATCTTTTGAAATACTGGCAGCTATTTCACTTGCACCTAATATTTCATCTGCTAGCCCTTTTTCCAATGCTTCATCGGCTGTTAACCATGTTTCAGCTTCAAGTAATTGTTTAAGTTCTGCTTCAGATAAGTTGGTTGCTTTATCTAAATACGCATTATTACTTGCTTGGTCTGTTTTATCTAATAAATCTGCTGTTTGTCGTAAGTCATTCGAATTACCTAAGGTCATAATCCAAGAGTTATGAATCATCATAAAGCTGTTTTTGTGCATAAAAATAGTGTCACCGCTCATTGCGATAACACTTGCGATGGATGCAGCTAAGGCATCGACATAAATATTTACTTTGGCTTTATGCATTTTTAACATGTTGTATATCGCATGACCTTCGAAAACATTACCACCTGCTGAATTGATATGAAGATCTATCTCAGATACATCACCAAGTTGATTGAGTTCATTTTTAAAATCAACAGCGGTTACATCTGTTTCATCCCATTTACTTGAAACAATATCACCATAAATATAAATTTCACCTTTATTCTGTGTCTTTTTGTTCATCTGAAAGTAAGTTTTTGTCTTGTTCATGATTGTCACCCCCTTTCGATGATTTTCTTTGTTCTGGTGGTGTATCAATTGGATATAAGTCACCACTGATTAACGGCACATCGCCACCTTCAACAGGTGGTAAATCTTCCCATAACCTAATATCGTTAATCGTATAATAGCCACTACGTACAGCTTTAAAATAAACCTCAGCTTGTGTTTTACTATCTGCACGCAAGAACGATTTAACGTTAAATTTGAAGTAGTAACCCATTGTTCGGCGATATTTAGTTAATAATTTTCGGTTAAATTCTTCCTCATACTGCTTAATGATAGGTAGTAACGTGTGTTGTAAATAATAACGGTCGAGTTCTTCATTTGATTTAAAGGTCATCGCGTTATTCGCATTTAAAAATACCGATGGTATCTGAAATACATTCGCAATACGTTCTCTTGTTAAATTTTCGGTGGCCACAATATCCTCAGATACATACTTTTTATTTAATGGGTCAATTTCAACCCCGGGTTCTTGGAATAAAACCCCGCCATTTTCTTCATAGAATTCTTTGAAATTTTGTACAACTGCTTTTCGCTTCTCATCGGAGACGTTAGTCCCATATTTAAGGACAAATGATTCAGGTTTCTCCATCTCTTTTAGATTGAAGTTTCGAATGGCATTATCAAAATCAGTTGTATTTTTTAATACATCAACAGGACTAATACCTTGAACCATATTCGAACCAACAATGTGTTTAAAATGCATCATATCTGTATTGTGAATGATTAGTTTATTATCTGTAGCTGCGTGAATACTGTAATAAATATCTTTTGAGGTATTTTCAATTAGTATTTCAACGACATCTGGATTAATTAAATATAATTTATTCGGTTGATGATAAATATCACGTTCGATTAATACATAAGCATTCCCTTTTTCATTTCGACATGTTTCAATTTGATTAATGAAATCAAAACTACTAATTGAGCCATTCGGCGTATCTGTAATGAGTAAAGAAATATCATTTGTTACTGATTCATAATTTTTATAAAGCTTGATAGGAATACTCGCCATTGAATTAGATAATTTAGTAATAGCCGCAAATATCGTTTCATTGGTTTCTAAAGTGTTATTAATAACACCCCAAAAGTTTTTATTACGCCAAGGCGAGAAGTCATAAAGCTTTTGCCTGCTTTGGTCCACCCAATTATCTATTAATTTTTGTTTCACCTTACTGAGTAAATTTTGTTTAGCGATTGCCTTCACCTCCTAACTCAGCAGTTCTTTCATACTAATAAACTCAATATTGCCATTACCTGCGTCTGTAACCACTTTATTCATAATGTCAGTGTAAGTATTTAATAACGCTGCAAAACCATCGATTTTACGATAACGATTTTGTTTCGTTGGTAACCAATTATCATTACGATCTTTAGTTAACTGAACATTATTGATATACCAGCGCATCATTGGGTTATTATTAAAAATAACTTTGCCATCTAAAAACAACTCGTTTAGGTCTTTTAAAGCTGGACTTAAAGTAATCGCGCCTTGTCTTGTTTCTTCTGTTTCAAAACCATAATTTTTTAATTCTTGATTGAGTTTAAAAGCATTCGCACGGTCATACGTTATTTTTTCAACAGGATAATATTGATTCATTTCTGTAATCCAATCATAAACTTGTTGATAATCAACGTATTGTCCAGGTGTTATTGTTAAATAACCTTCCTCTTGCCATTCTCTAAAGGGTATTTTTTCATTGGCGTATTTAACGCGTTCTTCTGGTACCCATGAATGTGAAATAACCGCTATATTACCATCATCTAAGGCAAAAGTAGCGCAAGCCGCAGTGAAATCTTGTGTTTCAGATAAATCATAACCAATCGTACAAGGTTTCCCTTTGAGTTCTTCTAAATCAATCACTTTGTTATTCTTCTTAAGTGTTTCATAGTCTAAGAAACTCATTTCATCATCGTTCGCAAATATATTAAAGCGTTTCGTTATAAAATCTCCACGTTCCGCTGGAACGCGTTTTGCTTTTTCCCAATCCTCTTTCATCGTTTCTAAATCAATTGATACACCCAAATTAGGATTTGCTTTCGCCCAATTTTCTGGATTATCTAAATCATCTTCTTTGTCTAAAGAAGCTAAGAAATAAAAGGTACGTTCATCTTCAACCACACCATTTAAAGTATCTTCACCAGCACCAACCATATCAACTAAAGGGCCATCTAACTGATAACCCGCCGTTGTAATATAAACTAGTAAAGGTTGCTTTCTTGATTGTCTAGAGTTTTTTATAACAGAAATCAATTTATAATCTTTGTATTCATGGATTTCATCAAACACACCAATATGTGTATTTAAGCCATCTAACTTCTCACTATCTGCTGCTTGGGGTTCGATTTTCGAATTTGTTTTATCGTAATATATGGCATCTCTTCTTGGTCTGAAATTTTTATTTAATTTAGGTGATGCTTTTATCATCTTGGTCGATTCATCAAATAATAATCGTGCTTGTTTCATACCGTTAGCTAACAAAACAACATCTGCCCCTGGTTCGCCATCTTCTGAAGCACCATAAGTTGTTAAACCTGATATCAAAGTCGTTTTACCATTTTTACGCCCAACAAAAACGACACCTTCTTTAAAGCGTCGTAAACGTGTTTCTTTATCTACCCAACCAAATAAGGAACCAATAATAAAATGTTGCCATGGTTGTAATATGAGTTGTCCGTATTCGCCTTTCGAAGGTTTACAGAACTTTTCAATAAATCTTATTGGTTTATGTCCTTTTTCTTCATCAAATTCCCACCGATGATTATCATTTTTGAGGTAATTTAAATGCCTTTGGCATTCTTTTCTAACGTATTCATTCGCCGTAATATTACCTCTAACGACTTGTTGCGCATACCATGTGGTGAGCAATTTAGGTGAAGGTTTATTCAATACTTTAATAGTCACCAAAACCGTCCTCCTCTGATTCAACAATTTTTTCTCTTTGCGCTGCAGTTAATCCTAATGACTTTAATAAATTATTTAGCGTTTGAACCGTTTTCGTTAATTCAATACTTAATGGGTTTTTAACTAAATTCGTAGCGCCTGCTTTATTCGTATGTTCATACATAAGCTGAGACTCTTCGAGTTCATCTCTTAATCGACAATAAAATTTATAAGTCTCTAAATAGAGATCTATTAAAATATCATCTGAAGTTTGATAACCATCGATATAACTGACTAATTGCTTTTTTGTTAATTTCAACCTTTTCCCCCCTTTCATGAAAAAATCGTTTGCGTTGCGAACGCTTCAACTGTCCGCGGTCTCTTTATTTCTTTTTCTCAAAACAAAAACCAGGGGGGCGTCAAAGTTTTATCGTTCGCACTTTTCTTTCTACATTTTCTTTTGTAAAAACTTCCTCTTCATCTTTCGCATGAATT